ATTAAGCGCATAACCTATGCCATGTAAAAGATTAGTTATTGATGTAATACAGGCCGATTTGGATGCTTCCGATGATGGCTTTGTATATTACACATTTGTCGATTGCGGTGGCGATGATGTGGAAGTTGGTTACAATACTGCAAGGTTAAACTTTGATACAGGGTATTGTATGGATGTTGACCGGGATTATACGGCACACATTCTTATAGGCGGCATCCCGACCCCTCCACCTAATTTCAGTACCGCAACCGAAGGTGATACTTGTACCGGAAGCGACCCTGTTGAAATACCCCCGGCAGTAGTACCACCTGCATACGGGAAGAAATATACTTTACAAGCCATTGGCAAGTCGGGGTTAACTTTCACGGCTGAAATTTGGGAGAAAGGCTACACAGGGGGAACGGTTTATCCTATAGGGGCATCCGTTAATCCTTTTGTATTAGATTGCCTTGCTTCCGGCGATGATCCGTTTCAGCCGGTGCTTCCGACAACATTTACAATAAGAGCCGATTTTACGGAATTTACAGGCCCGTGGCCGGACTTTCTTTCTACAGATGACAGAAAGTATCATGTGCGGTTTTATGCGCAAGGAACGGCTTATTTTATATGGCAGGGGTTTATATTAATGGATAATATTACGCTACCATTTACCACAGGTAGAACTATTATAGATATTCTTTGTGTTGATGCCATTGCTTTGTTAAAATCCGTTAACTACTTACCCGGTGTTCCGCTGCTTACAAGTACTGAAAGTATTGTTAAAACCATAAACAACTGCCTAACTTACCTTCTTTATCCAGGGGGATATAAAGTTAATTTTGCAGTCAATTACTATACTTCGCAGTTGACTGAAGCCAATAATGCTCTCCGGCAGATGTATGTTACTCAATGCAACTGGCAATCGGGGGTTAGTTCCTATGCTAACTGCTATGAGATATTGGAAATTATTTGTACTTCTTTTGGGGCGCAGATTTATCAATCGGGTGGCGAATGGTGGATAACATCCGTAAATGAAAGGGCATCCGATACTTTAAGGGTATTTCAAACCAATCAAGATACAGACCCTGATAATACATTCACAAAGTCAATCAATTATACAATTCAGCCGTATATCAATGATGTGTCTACTCCTTTTTACTTTGTTGAAAATAGTCAGGTTAAGATACTGACAAAGGGATTCCCACAGGTGGAGGTTACGGGTGAATTGAGTTATTGCTTTAATACACTTATCAATGGTGATTTTAGTAAGTTGACCGTTTATGGTTCACCTCCTGTTTTGGGAACTCCTGATAATTGGACTACCAATATTGGTACAAGTGGAAAGGTAGAACAAAATACAAGGTTTGGAGTTACAGGTATTGACCTTGCATCGGGCAGTACAAATACAAACATTGAATCAACTGCTGTACTTATAGATGAAAGAGATAAGGTAGATTTGTCTTTTGATTTAGTGCCATTGGGTGGAGCAGGGCAAACTTATCTCAATATTGAAATAAAGATAGATGTAGGTGGCGGTAACTTTTACAAGTACGCAAAAGCAGCAGGTGAAGAACCTGAATGGTTATACAATCCAGGTACATCTGCCGGAGTTTATAGATATGAAACTACGGGGGATGTAAATAATTTACAACGGGTTACTATATTGTCAAGTCCGGCTCCTGCTGCTGGAAATTTAACTATTCGCTTTAATGTAGGTCAAGCCGTTTCGGGTGCCTTTAATGATGCATTTATTGCTAATTGTATTTTGAACTTGGAATCTTTATATTCAAATCGTAGTGTAACAAATATTATTAATTCTAATCCATATAAAAAACAAGTAGAGGTAAAGTTGGGTAATTGTTATTTTGATGGAACATTAAACTCCCGGACTCAATCTCAATCTTTGCTTACTACTTCAAACAATGCATTAATAAACTTTTATAGATATGGTTCAGGTGCAACTACCTATACTACATTAGCCAATCTTTTGTTATCGCAGCTTTATAATATCGTAAGTAAGCCACAGGTTAACATACAATTCGTTCAATATGGGTTATTCAATCAGTCAGGCAATTATATTATCGGTTTAGTCAATAACTTTGCAGTAAGTGATCCATCGGGAAAGATAAGTATTAGCGGAGCAAGGTTTGTGTTGGGTGCCTGTACTATTGACTATGTAAATAACACAATTAACGGTACAGGGTTACAGATAGCAAATGCGGTACTTTCTTTTACTCCCGTTGTAATAAACACAAAGAACAACTAATGACACCAGTAACCGGACAGAAACTTAACCTATACAGGTACAATTCAATCGCAATGACCGATACGTTAATTGCGTGTGCAAGGACTTGCACTTTTTCGGTGGAGGTGGATGCGATGGAAACTACCAATATTAGTAGTGCCTGGTTCAGAGAATCCCGGCCCGATGTCGCATCATGGTCAATACAAGCGGATGGACTTGTTGTGTTAGATGATTACTCGTATTTGTTTATGCTGAATAGCCAACTGAATCGGGAGTTGGTATCGCTGAAGTTCGTTATTGATAATGGCACGGCAGGTGGTTTGGTGATAGTATCAGGGTTGGCATGGTTGCAATCCTTCACCATTACGGGTGCAAATAAGGACATTGCCACTTACCAGGTATCTTATCAGGGTACAGGGGTTTATTCGTTAGCAGGAACCACCGTAACGCCAACGGGGATAGTTATACAGGGTACAACTACACAGGTGCTGCAATATACTGCCGGTGGTGGTGAAACTTCGATTGCTATACCAGGTGGGGCAGGTAAAACAATGATTTATGGCAGTAGGGGTGGTACATCCTTTGAAACTATTGCTTATAGTGGTTCACCAGGTACGGGTGTAGTGTGGACTGTTGGTAGTGGTACGCTGACCGTTGATTCAGGTGTTCCTTTCTTTGCAGGTGAGAAAATTATAATTTTAGTACAATAATATGAGAAAGTTATTAACAATCTGTGCAATACTTTTATCCCTATCAGTTACGGCTCAATGGCAGCTAACGGGTAGTAAGGTTAGATATGTGAATGGTATTGGTATTCCTACGAAAGATACTGCTGCCGGAGTTGCGGCCGATAGTTCGCAGATACTTATTCGCCCTGCTGATAGTTCGCTTTACATCAAGTACAAAAGAACCTGGCAGAAAGTAGGGGCAGGTGGAGGTGGTATTAGTGGAAGTGGTACTACTAATTACATACCTAAATTCACTTCATCGAGTGCTTTGGGTAATTCATCAATAGTTGATTCTGCATCTGCGGTGGCTATGACGATTAATCCATCGGGGAATGTTGGGATAGGTACGACAAGTCCGAGTGGAAAATTAAATATAAGTAGTTCCATTGGCGACCAAATAAGATTGGATAGAACATCACAAACGGCAAGGGCAATTGTAATAAGCGGAAGCGACCAATTTTCTTTTGGTACTTGGGCATCAGCAACCCAAATGAATTTAACAACAGGGGGAAATCTTTTACTAAACACTACCACCGATAACGGAGTTGATAAATTACAGGTGAGTGGGAGTATGAATGTATCAGCAAAAGCAACTGCACAAACTTTATCAGCCACAAGCAACGCATCTGTTGGCGGTACGTTTAATGTTAGTGGAATTAGCACATTTTCAAGTAGGATTAATATAACATCAGGTGGTATTCGATTAGGAACAGCAGGTAATGGAGAAAGTTTATCAGCATTTTTGGGTGGTTCAAATGATGCATACCCATTAGTAAATAATGCTTATGTAATTCCTGGTACTGGTTGGAGATACTTGAACAATGGCCCTGCATCAATAATTAGTTATGAATCAGGTGATTTGATATATTATAATTGCCCTACAAATTCATCCGGAGCAGATGCAGTATTAGGTACTATTACTCATCGTATGCGTATAACCGCAGCAGGCAATATGAGTATAGGTAGTTATACTGCACCTGCTGCAAGATTGGTAGTAGATGGTACTGCATTAATCAACACCAACACCGATAATGGAGTAGATAAATTGCAGGTGAGTGGGAGTATGAATGTATCAACTCTTGCAACTACAACAAACCTTTCCGTAACCACCAATGCAACGGTGGGGGGTGATGCAACAATATCAGGAAATACAAGAATAAACGGATTAGTAGGTATTAATACTGCACCGTCAAGTTATGCCTTAAGTTTTGCAGCAACAGGAAGTAATATTATAAATTATACAACACAATCAACAAATAATATAAATTTATTTGCTCATAGTTCTTCGCAACAATTCGGACAAATAGGAAACGCATCAGGTGCTTTGTCAGGAGGTTCAAATAATGATATGGCAGTTGGTGCATTAGGTGCCTCTAATAATTTGATACTTTATACAAATAGTGCGGAAAGGGTTAGAGTTACATCAGCAGGTAGAGTATTAGCCAATACCACTACCGACAACGGAGTAGACCAATTACAAGTAAACGGTTCAATATCTGGCAATGGATTTGAACAGGCATACCTTGCCCGTACTACAACCTACACCGCTACAACAAATGATTATTTTATTGACTGCACAACAGGAACTTTTACCGTTAACCTTTTCACGGCAGTAGGTAATACGGGAAGAATACTCATAATTAAGAATAGCGGAACGGGTACGATAACCGTTGACCCTAACGGCTCACAGACCATTGATGGCGCAACCACTCAATCACTTGCAACACAATGGTCAAGAGTACACATTATATCGGATGGCGCAAACTGGAAAATAATATCTAACTAATAAACAATATACTATGCTCACCGCAATCGCAACCGCAATCACATTATCAGTAACCGCACCCGTTCAGGTGCAAGTACAAGCAGACACTATACCTGCTGCCATCCAGGTAAACCCTGTAGAGTTCAACAAACTGACAAAGGACACCATTACTCAAGTTACTTGGGTAGTGTTCGGACTTGGCAGAGATACCGCACAGGGTTGCAATTCCTATGTAGTCGCATACGACAAAAAAGGAAAAAAGATATTCGATGGCAATGTACCTATCCCTGCATCAATAGTGCAAGAGTGGGGAACGGATAACACACTCATAGATGATTACATCTTAAACTTTTACAAACTGATTAAGCGTTAGCAATGGAACACCAAACAAATGATGCAGGA